GGAAGATGAGAAATGTTTGTCTCTCCCGTATCCAAACGATAGAAATGAGTTGCCATCAAACCGAGCATCATGCCGACTCGAACTCGGTTCTGACGGAGAGTGCGCGCCCATGCTGAATCAATCCCGAGAAACTTTCCTCCCTGAGAGCCTATTTCCGGAAAAGGAAATCGCTTCCAAAGCTTCTTCTGAAACACCATAAAGAAACCAGCGAAAAATCCGCGGATTGGTTCGATGCGTCCCTCGAACTTCGCCTTCCGGAAATCCGCATATTGTTTCAGCTTCACAAGGTCCCGCTCCTCCCGGATTCCCGGAAGAGTGCTCTGAATCTGCTGTTGGCAGCGTAAGCAAAGACGGTTAGTAACACAAGTGAATGCCGAATACTCCGGATGTCCAATGATTGCCTTCTCTATCTGCTGCCCGAGCAGTTGAGAAGAAAAAAACATCACATCAATATCCTGAATACAAATCCAGTCATCGTCGTTAGGGATAATCGAACAATGGTCATTGTAAGCCTTCCCAAGCCCGCCATTCCCGTAGGGAGTGAAGAAAAATATCCGAGGAGGATTCATCTCGGTCTAGGAGGGACCGGAGGTTTCTTCAGACCCGGCTTTCTCGGACGAGGTGGATGCAACCGGGAGGTGATGCTTTTGCATTCCTTTGAAGCGGCCCAATCGTTTATCGCTTTTATAGTTTCAAGTCCGTGCATAGCTCAACGTCGTTTTCCGAGTTTGGGAACCACAGTCGCCCGAACAATCAACGGCTTTGGCGGCGGTTCCGGAAGGCCAAGAGCGTTGCGTAACTCTTCCCAAGCCTCGGGGGGAGCGGACCCTCCATGCGTAGTCGCCCAAAAATAAATCTTCTCGGCAATCTTCAGACCGCGAATTGCGTTATTCCAATCGTTCAGAAGCTCATTTTTCTTGGCTTCAGTCCGGGGGATGTCGGGCACCGGAGGTATGGTAGCGTTACTCATAAAAATTTTGTATGAACGTAGGTCGTGGAATCGCAGTGGGGGCCGGTAGAGAAGAATCAAGCGCCCACTCCACTCCATTCGCTCGGGACCACTCAATCAGCCGGCGAGCCGGAAGTCCGAATAGAGTCGTCTCCTCGCCACGAGCAAATACAATCCCGAGACAGTTCCCGGTTAAATCGAAGATGCCTCCTCCCGAACATCCGGGATATACCGAGCATTGATATTGGTCAACCTTATATTGACTGAGATGTCTGCCACGAGTTACAAAGTATCCTTTGAAGAAGCTCATTGGAGCCTGCATGTGCTGAGCGTCACCGAGGGTTACTATCCCCTCCCCAACTTGGGGAGTTGAGGTAACAAATCGAACGGACCGACTTCCTAAGAGTGGAGTTTCCGTTACCAATAGAGCCGCATCCACCGGGTCCGACTGCTTGGACATAGCCACGACATGCGCGGTGCAAGCGAATCTCCCGTATTTAACGAGGATGTAACAATTCAGTGCATTCGTCGCATTTTCCTTGGTCAAAGCAAGACCACGGATTTCGTGACCACAGGTCCAGATAAACGTCTTCGGCTCCCCGTTTATCGTTCGGTTGAAAATCAACCCGCTACCAAACCCTGTGCAAGTCTCAACGAAGACCGTCTCCGTTTTTATTTCGGAGGCGAGAGCCGGAATTCCGGTCTGAAGCGGGACCGTCTGTAAACCTGTATCAGAATGGATAAAAGCCCCAACCGAAAAGGCCGCAAGACTGAGGCAACTAAATATCCAAATCAACGGGGCAACTGCGCGTTTCATACCAGTCATGTGCTCAAAATCCTGTCGTTTGACAACCAAAATCTAAGCCAGCCATTCATCATCATCTTCAGCCTCCAAATCGTCCGGACGATTCGTGCAATCCACCCGAATTGGCATCGGTTCCTTCTCTGCCGGCGAGGACCCAACATAGTTCTCCGGAACCGTGTTGTCAAGAGCCGAAGGAACGCATCCGGACGCCAGCCGAACGAGATGCAACAGCAACGTTACCGCATCCGCTTTGTTCGGGGAGGGGTTGCCACGAGATTTGTAGTCAACCTTGCTCTCCACCTTGTTCACTTTACCCGGCATGTATCGCCGGCCAGTGAGTTGCTGAGTCAAATCGTCTGAGGCAGCTTCAGAACCGTAGGAAATAAAATTGAATTCCTGCCATTTTTTCAAAGCAAACCAAATCTCATTGAGGACCCGCTCATACTCCTCCTTACAGGTCATCGTATCCTCTTCCAGAATCTTCCGCTCAGTCGCCCCCTCAGAATAGTTCAGTCCCTTCACCTCTTCACTCCAGAGCGATTTTAGCAAATCGTGAACTCCGGCTCCGTTGCCCGTCCGGTCCAACAAAATCCAACCCGGAGCGATATGAAGTCGGAGAGCTTCTTTCCGAATCTGCTCAGCCATCCGGACGGTATCGCAATTTGGCAATTGAATAATCGAATCCACCTGAAGTGCCCATCGAATTTTTGGCCGGCGGTCCTTATCCCTGAACAGGACCTCTCTTCCTTTGGGATACTCAAGTGTAGGTCCGTAGCGGTAGCCTACAGCCTTACCAAATCGTCCGTATGCGAACTCCGCAGCATCTTTACCTTCAAGGGCGAGGTCCGCGGCGCCACATTTAATGGGTTCCTCAGCAAAAAGGAATTGCCTTTTGCACCGATTGAGAACGATGTCCGAGATAATGGAATAAACCGCACCTCCACGGGGAAACATCGCCCGGCACATGGTCCAGTAACCCGGAGTGTTGACACCACCGCTATTCTGGATGATTCTATCATACCCCTCCTTAGTCTGGAGGCCCGGATAGATTTCTTTACCGGAGATAACATTCTCGCATTTTGCGGCATCCAACCTAACTACCCTCCATCCACGTTTGCTCATCCATGAATAGTCTTTATCCGGGTCAACTGAAAGCCAACCATTTGCCGGCTCACAGCGAATAGCTACCTGACCTGCTACATCCTCTGGATTAAATGACAAAATAAGTTTAAACCCATCTTTATCCGCACTTAGATTACTGAACACATTATCTAAATCACGCCAAATACCGACCGGAATCTTTTCAGCTTCATCAAGCATGAATCGTATCCGGGATAGAGGTCCAAAGATAGGATGAGGAGTCGGTCTAGGGATTCTCTTTCGCCCTTGCAATCGGCCAGAGTGCTTTTTCCCTAGCGGAATGACTACCCCTCGAATAGCCCCATGCCTTTGTCTTGGGTCCATCCCAATAAAAAGCTCTCCAATAATCCCCGGTAGCGGGAGAGAGGATTGTGCGTGCAAAGTAACAAGATGACTGAATAGATTATCCTTCAAGTGCTGTTCGTTCGGCCCTACAAGACTAACTGATGTAAAATGAGGGTCCCTAAGCCAATCTAAAAGAAGCCAAGCTCCCCCTCCGTAGGATTTTGACATGCTTCCGGCGCCCATCAGCATCAAAGAGTTATTATCTTGAATCTCTTTCCAAATCGTCTGAGTGCAGGAAGGACGAAAATCCAGTAAAGCTGGCGTCCAGATGATTGACGCGGCCAAATCATATCGGTCACTGTTTAAACATGAGTAAAAAAGGGATTGACAAAGTTCGAGGGCTGTTTTTTCATTATCTGCAATCTTGGGACTCAGTCGGGACGCGACTGCAATCAAGCGTGCCGCCTCGACTCGCTGACTAGCATGAAGGTTCCCCGCGACGGCGGCTACAAGTTCTTCTCTGATTGTCATTTCCTTTCTTGTGTCAAATACTGAATAGCTGAAAGGAGTAGAGGGATTGAATCCCGCAGATTCCCGATTCCTATATTACACTTGCTACAAAGCAATCCCCTTACTTTGTTAGTTCTGTGGTCATGGTCAACATGAAGTCTAATTCCCGGACCTCCTGATGGGAAATTCCTACAAATAGCACATCGGCCCTCCTGACAGGTAAGCATCCTTAGATATTCGCTTTGTGATAGGCCATACATCTTCTCCAAATTCTTGACCCTAATCCTTTCTGCGTTCTCCAGATAATATGCTTTGTGCTTTAGACTAATCCGATTGTAGTATCTGCGACGGTATCGCTTTCGAGAGGCTTTAAATTTTGGACTTCCAGACCTCCATTTTCGTCTTTGTTCGGGAGTTGTCATCAGAGTCTCTCAACTGTCCGCTCAATTCGCTGCGCCTCCTCCTGCCATTTCTGCTGAAGGAAATCCCAGTTCCCGCGACAATACTGATACCAAATGTCCCGCTGGCTACCACGCTCCGGCGGGGACCAAACCGTGTTGAGTTTAACTGAAGCTATCCGGCCTCGCCCTGAAATGTCCGAGTAATATGCCGTTACCCGGTCGTAGGCTACTCCGCCGGGTATCCAGCTTCCGAGCCTCTCACAAATGTCCCGTCGAACCATAGGAAACGCCCATGAGAAATTGATGGGATTGTTCGGGCCTTCGTTCACCCCCGCGCCGGCTACGCCAAATGGCACATATTTCAGGACCCTGCGATAGGCTTCGTCCCATCCGCGAGTTTCGACTTGCACGTCGTCGCAAAGCGCCAGTAATAAGGAACCAGTGGACAGTCGAAAGCAACGGTCGAAGTATGAACCGAGACCGAGATACCCGATAGGGTATCCGGTCAGAATCCGAACTGAAGGGAAATCATCCTCCAGTTTAAAAAATTCTTCTTTGGCTGGGTCATTATCCTCCACATGGATGATAACTTCCAGACGGTCCTGAGAATACGCCATCCCCAAAAAAGAGGAGATAGTAGCGGCGGTCTTCACCGGGTCCCGGTAGCCGGGGATTAGCAGACTGATGGTCTCCGGGTATGTCATATCAGTCCGCGTAAGGGATGACCATGCGGAAGGTCCCTACTCCCCTTCTCTGCGTAACCCTTGCTGGCTCCGGCTTTTGCCGCAGTCATGTGACGTGACTTGATTGTTCCGGTATCTTTACGATACACAACCCACTTCCGGCCCTTCGAGTCGGGCTTGACCTTTTTAATTCCAAACGGCATATTTCCTCCTATGGTAACTACATTGCAACTCGAATAGCCGCGAGTTCGGCATTCTGGTAGAATCCAGAAATTAAAATGGCGTGATAAAGAACCCGCCGGGGACGCTGGGGGTCGTAACTCGGCTTGTGCCGCAAACGAGTCAAAGAACGCGCGATGTTATGGGTTTCAACCGCTTCAATGTTGCTGGTCTTTCTCATATTACTTGGGGGTCATGCAGGTGGTCCGCGAGAAGCTTTTCCATGCTTTCCTTGGAGACGTTCCAATTACCAGTTCCATAGCCCATCGCAATTTCACGTTTGCTTAGTCGTTTCCATCGGTCCTCCACGCATCGCCGGATACAAAAAATAGAGTCTGCGTGCTGCCAGTGGGAGCCGTTCATCCGGACGTTACGGGAGATTCTATTCGGCTCTACTGAATGGTGGCCCGGTCCGAAAGTCGGGAGGGGATTCAATCGCGCGAGCGAGGGCTTGAAATAGCCGGGGATTGGCGTCGTCAATCCATGTCGCCTTTGCATGACTACCGGACCGGGAAGCTCGGGGTCAAGCGATTTGTCCGTGATGTGACGATACACGTTCGTCATCCGGACCATCACCGCATTAGCGTGAGGTTCAACTTTAGTGAGGAGTTGTTTAAACGTCTTACACGCCGGGTCTTCATGCGGGAACACCAATTCATCCGCATCTGCTAACAGGACCCAATCAAATCCTTGCGCGGCTAATCCGCGGGCTGCCGTGTTCATCGCTTCTATTTTCGTAACGTCATCAAATCCATGAGGCATATTTAAAGGGCTTGTCTCCACCTTTGGAAGAAAAAATCCCTTCGGCGGAGCGTTTACCGTTACCCAATTAAGAATGTCATTCGTGTGGTCCGTGGACTCACCAATCAGGACAATCACCTTATCGGCAAACCAGTAATGCTGGAGAAAAAATGGAACGAGTGCCTCCTCGTTATACATGCAGACCACAACGCCCAATTTCAAATCCTTCGGCTCCTTGACAACAACTCCTCGGCGCCGGTAGTTCACCGGTTGGCTGACATGAAAGGAATCCTGAGTAGAACCGAATCGTCCCTTCACCACCGGAGGCAGAACGAAATCTTTTCTCGTGCTATGGGGAAGGAGCCTCTTCATGATTTTGGTCCACAGTAGAAGCTATCCGACTTCTTTGTCAACTCCATTCTATCGTCCATAAAAGGTAGCTTAACCGGGGGATGCTTCTCAGAAAACTTCTCCACACGAGCCACAACTTCAATCCCGTCAGGTCCTATGGGGCATCCATACCATGTGGGATTATTCTTTTCCGGGGGGCAGTATCGGACATACTGCTGATACCACCAGCGTTCAAAGAGATATTTCGGATTGAAGAAATCGGACCATCGAAATTTTCGTGTATAAGCCCTCATACGTCAATGTAGTCGGGGTTCGGGATGCTCTTAAACCATTGCGGGCCGTGGAACCCGAAAACATTATTCGGATTGCGACCGGGGAACTCCGGTATGCCAGCCTCCAAAGAGAACCGAGCGGCTACCGGAAGGGGAGCGTATTTGAATCCTTCGGCTATCGCGCGGTCATGCAGCCGGCAGCAAATGAAGATGTCCTCGTTGATGTCGCCGGCAAAAGGCTGATTGGCTGCCCATTGCGCCAGCCGCCGGCTGCGGATACAGAACCCGCCATTACCGACTCTATGACTCTGAGTCCATTTGTGCGCCGGCCACGGAGCGCCGATGTAGTCGTATTGCAGGAACTCATCCGACCATTTCGTTGCGTTCAACGGAAAGCCGTCCCGATGGATAATCATGAAGTGGTCATCTTCCACCAGAGCCGGTAAATCTTGCAGGCACCACCGGTTAAACCGCGGCAGATTTCCATGCGCGATATTCGCATAATGGCAGTTCACCGGAGCCGGACCGATGCCGTGAATCACCGTATGATTGATTTCCCACGGAGAGCAGATGTGGACTCGATTGAAAAATCCTTCTGGCATCCGTTCAACCACCCGCTCCAGTTTCCGAATTGCGTCTATCCGGTCAACTCCGTCAAGCATGAAAAGTTCAAGACTCATATTCAATCTTTCCCGGACATGATATACAACAATTTCTCATGGGTGTCAGAGCCGACAATTAAATTTACCACTTGAACATCCTGAGAATCCAAATCAAGCCGGTCACAAAGCCATTCCCACGCGATGCGAGGAAGTTTCCATCGGGCAATACGAACCAAAGGTTGAGCGTCGAGACTCATGTGTTCAATCGGAAATGGATTTCCTCGGCGTCTGCTTTCCACTGCGCCAAGAGTTCGGGCCAGTGCTCTTGTGCGTAGCGGCTCCAGCGGCTCCGGCCATCCGTCGCGTTCAAGTCCGGCTCCGGGCGGTAATGCCGTATAGTCACGGGAGCAACCCAGTTCCTATGGGTCCCAATGGCGTAGGCTTCGGCAACACGGTCGAGGCCCTGCTCTGGAGTGCAAAGGAAAAATTCCCCGAGCTTCTCACAGATGTCCCGTCCAATCATCGGGAAAGCCCAACTGTAGCGACCGCCACTCGGACTCTCGTCCATGTTCTGAGCGCCAATGACCGGGTAAGAAGAATGAGCCAAAGAATAATAAGCCAAGTCCCATCCGGGGGTGAGGATTCGCACATCATCATTGTAAAGGAAGAGAAGAGTCCCGGTCGAGACTTCATAAGCTTGCCGATAGTAGTCCTTCATGTGTTCATACCCGGAACAGCCGCAAGTAGTCGCTCCGGAATCAATCCCTAAAGATTGTAAAGCCATGTCCATCTTCTCATAGTCTCCCCTAGCGGGGTCCGAAGAAGACGCAGCAATAACGAACTCCAGCGAGTGCGGGTCTTCAGCCAAACTAACCAGATTCATAATCGTCAGCATCGCTTTGCGCGGCTGGCCATAACTGGGGATGAGAACGGAAATCCTCTTCATGATACCTTTGACTTCGGAGACTCGTCGTCCTTCGGCGTCCATAACCTCAAGACCAAACGGCACCAATCAGCTTCACTCCAACCCAAATAATTAAGATTACGAACAGGAGGGCAAGCACGAAGGTAATCGGAATCCAAAACGGACATAGCACCCACCACCACGACCAAGTGATGACCTTGCAGAGCTTGAGGATGATAAAGGCCAGCCCGAGCAAGCCGGGGAACCTAACATTGATTTTCGTTTCCATAGGAGTATAGACGCGCAACGTGTGGCCGGTCAACAAGACGCTAAGCGACTCGTTCCACGACTGCCGGTTGTTTTTCTCTTCATGACCACACGTTGCATTCAACCATCTATATGCCCGAAGAGACGAAGAAAGTCAACAGGAATTTTCACCCGGTCTAGTCTGAGTAAAATAGCTCAAGCCATGCTTGAACTATTCGCCTCAAATCAAGCATTCCGTGCGCGGGCGGATGGCCGGTTATCTGAAAGAACTTGGAACGGCTGGAAAATATCTAAAAAGAGCTTTATAGCCGCCATTATAGCGGCTATAACTATACACATGAAACTTAATTCGGAACGTTACATCGGTTTTATTGATATAGCCTTTTCAGGCTATGTTTCTGACATATAACCATAACAGGTTATATTCCGACGCTGGTTAGAAATCTATCAATCCCTTTCCAGCCGCACGAGAGGCTTTTTAGTCCGCGCGCGGAGCACTGAGCGAATCCGAGCCGGGGATTACCCCCCTATCGGTGCAAAATGCCTCGGGGGGAGGATTTACGCTCATGACCATCAGTCTGTCCAGACTGGAATCGCATCGGAGCAAAGGATTCGGTGTCCTCCGCTCATGACCAGCAATCGTTAGGCTTTCTGCGCCTACAATGTCGCAGGCCGGCGGGCGATGGCTTTGCCGATACTGGAAAAACTGCTGGAGCACCTCGCCGAGTGACGGTCCACCAAAAACAAAAGCAGATGAATTAACCTCATCAAGAATGCGACCGAGCCTCGCGGTGAAGTTTCGCTCGAAAGGCTGGAGTTGCCAGCATGGAGGCATGAACCGAAAACCGAGTTGAGCCGCTAAGTTCTCAGCACGTTCAAGCCGGATGAAAGGACGCCGCGACCAGACCTCTACTCCAAATCGCTTGCGTAAAATCTCGCGCCAGCCTCGCCCAAACCGGACACTGAAGAACGAATGAAGCTGCTGAGTTCTCTGACTGAGAAAATCATTGGCTCTCATCAAGTCGGGGATTGGCAAGTTGTTTACGAACGACCGTAACTGAATCAACGCCGAGGGCATCGGCTGCGGCCATTGCTTTCATCACAGACAAGGCAATCGAAGAACCATCAGTCGGAGCATCGCCAGCACTGGCGCCATTAGAATCGCCGAGGGCACGTTGCGTCATCAACTGGCAGGTCTCAGCACCCTTTACCAAATCAGTCAGCGCACGAGCCGAAAATTTCTCACTTGAACTTTTTTCACCACTATGAATTTCAGTGAGCAAATCAATTAAACCTTTGCCATCCTTTGACGAAAGCTCAGTCACAACCTTGTCAATGATGGTGCGAAGCCGATGCGCTTGCACATAATTGACTGCGCGATTGATTTGGATTTGAAGCTCTTTTTTATCGCCGGCCTGAAACTCATTCCAAAGAGAAAGTTTATCTGCCCATCGTTCCGTTGTGGCCAGTTGTCGCACCTCCAAAGGCTGCAAACCAACAGCGAGAGCGGTGCGTTCAACATCACCGCCGAAGGTTAGATAGGTTTGGAATATCTGTGAGACATCCAGCAAGTTCTTGTTAGGTGTGTCCATTAGCTTCAATCTGTTTGAGGTGTTCTGCAATGACGAGGAAAGCATCAGGCGCACCCGGTCCAATCAGATAGAATCTCCAAAAAAGCTTGGACCACCTACAGTCTCGGCGAAGAACGCACCACGGGGGCGAACTTCTGTTGCTCCACTTATACCACGCGAACCTAGTCCACAGAATTCGGCGGAATCTGTCCGAGCAGAACCCGAGCTTTAAACTGTTCTCGTTGTTTGAGTCGTTCATGTTTATGTGCATCCTTGCGAAGTTTCTGAAGGTGCCTCGGCATCGCGGAAAAAAGGGCGTCACTCGCGGACCTCGGCCTCGTCTTTGG